CATTTGTAGCAGCTGTAGCAGTTGTAGCGATAGTTGAAGTTGTTAATGCTGCTGTAACTTGTTCGGCTCCAGGAGTTCCTGGAAGAGTTTTTGGAACAACAATCGGAGTCGTATTAGCAGTTACCGCAACATCAGCAGCCGTTATAGCCGCAGCTTGTTCTGCTCGTTTTGCTGCACCATTTTTAAAATCTATTAATTTTATTTGCTCTTCTATTTGTTTTTGTAATACAGTGATTTGATATGGACGAACACCTGTTTCTCTCAGAGCTTCCAATTCGTCTTTGATACCATTTAAACTTGTCACTAATGGTGCAGTGTCAATTTCACTTTTTGGTGCTAATGCTCTTCTACAATCATTTAGAAGTAGATCTAATCTATCACGTAGCTCTTGTGGGACTGGTTCTGCCATTTGTTATCCTATATTAATATTGATGAAGAACCGCTTGTAATAACGCCACCTGATACGCTATCACCGACTCCAGAAACATTTCTAGAACCGCCATTCATTTTTAATGTTCCAGTCATAGCGGCATCTCCTCCAGATACAACCATCTTAGCATTTCCGCCACCAGACATTGTTACTCCACTAGCTGCTCCAAGATTTAAACCAGCACCAGAACCAATATCCGTAGAATCGGTAGACGCCATTGTTGCACTACCAACTGTAACAACATTTAAATTGCCATTAACAATTTGCGTCATTGCGCCAGAATTAGATTTTTTAGTGCCTACAATATCTTCCGATAAAGTTCCGCCAATAATTAAATCTCTCTTACCAGAAATTCTTCTCGTTTCATCGCCATTGACTTGATGAGATCTGCTACCCAATACTTCTTTACAATCATTTCCGTTAATTTTGCTTAACATATTTCCATGAACCATCAAATGATAATCTCCGCCAACTTCTTGAATCATATCGCCTTCAACGTATAAGCGAGCATCACCAGAAACTGTAATATTACATTCTCCTGATATCAATACGTTCTTATCTTGAACACAAATTTCAAAATCGTTTCCAATTATCTTTGTTACTCTATCACCTTGATCTTGTATTTCACAGAACGTTCCGCTCTTATGATATATGTGTATTCTTTCTGCGTCTGGAGTATCATCTATTTCAATGGCATGTCCAGATTCAGTTTGTGTCACATGATTTCTTGGATACACAGGAGTTTTATCATTTCTTGGAGCTGGCTCATCCCATTTTTTCAATTCATAATCTTCATCACCTTTATTGGGAGATACAGAACCAATAGTAAATTTACTGGCTTTAGGAATACTATAAACTATTCCCGCTTCTTTATCTTGTGTGATTTTATCGTTGACATATCTATCATATGCTAGATTTGGTGTATCTGGAATTCCTGGTTGTGATGGATATACTCCATCTGGATCCGAATATCCAGGATCATTATCTTCGCTGGGAATACCGTGTATCGAACCCATAACAACAGGTTGTTGCGCTTCTTCTCCATCCAAGAAAAATCCAACAACGAATGATCCTTGTAACAATCCTGTTGGTGATCTTCCTATACCGCTATTTGATGCAGACGTTATAGGCATCATTACTTGTGCCCAAGGCAACATATCTACTGGCAATTCTTCCATATCGGGAGTATGCCATCCCATACATCTAACCTGAACTCTACCACAGTTCATTGGATCTTTTATGCTTTGCACGACTCCAATGAACCATTTAAATCCATCATTTCCCATCCAATTATTTTTTGTAGTCATTACGCATCACTTTCTGGTTCTGGTTTCGCTTCAAAACTATCTTTTGCACATTCCATAACTGTAGTATATTTACCAAGAGCATCAACAACATGCATTACTGCTAATATCAAATATTTACCTGTTTTATATTCATCATTTTTTTTGCCACCTTCTTTAGTTACAGTATTTAATGGGAACTGTAAATCTACTATTTTTCCTACACGTAATCTAGAGTTTCCATGAACTGCAACATTAATTCTCTGTGATAATAACTGTTGAGTTGCCGCACGTTCTTCCGCAGCAAATTCACCTGTTCGCTTGTATCCTTGCTGTAATCCAGGATCTGCACTTGTAGCGTAATTGCTTTTTGCTATCGTAGCATTAGTCGCATGAAAGGACTCGCTCGTAGGCGAGGCAGCGAATTTCTTACTCGATTCTGCGGTTAAAGTTGATTGACTATCCTTATCGGTCTTAAAATCTTTTTCATAATTATATTCTTTTCTAGAAAATGACTTAGCCATTGGATCAAAGGTTTTAGTGACACCGCCAAATGCGCCTTCCGTTGAAGAATTCAATATATCAAGTTTAGCAACTTCCTCAACCATCAATATTTTTTGCCAATCTTTTATGCCTTTTAAATCTTTAGGTTTTTCTAATCCTTCAGTTTCTTCAATAAAATAGTATGTTTCAACTGGATCAAATATATTTCCCTGTTTAACCAATTCTTGCAATGTTATAAAATAATATTCATCGCTTTCAAAGAATACATAATTTGAAGCAGGATTTTTAGCAGATTTTGCTTGAGAACATAATATGTTTATTGCCTTAAATGGACTGACGGAAGGGAAAGTATAGTTGAACACGCCTTCAGTTGTTTCCGTGACTAATGCCTTTTTCTTTTCACCTTTTGGCGTATACTCATAAACTAAATCCATCAAATCCTCTAACACACCAATAGCATTAGGATCCGTGTTACGGTCAGGAACAATTGGTTTACCTCTAAATCCACGACGAACTAATCTATCTTCATTATTGTTAGTTAAGAACGTATCAGTCGTCATGAATAATGTATAACCAACAGTTTTTTCATTTACATTTTGCGGCTTAGAAACCTTATAGCAAGTCAATGATGCAGATATCTCAACGTATTTAAGTTCTTCATCTTCAGCCAAATCATCCAATGCCGCAAACCTGATTTTAACTTTTTCACCGCCAACAATAGGCAAAGTTTCTTGTAATGCCGTTCCATCAATAAGAGTTAATGTTGCAGAAACAGCGGGAGAAAATATATCCTCATAGTATCTAAACTCAGCTAAGAGTTTTTTCACTTCAACTTGTTCTTTGCCAGCAGTGTTCGTTATACTCAAATCACTAAAATGAACTAATCCTGGCGTGTAATTTGCTTTTGGCATTATTCAAATATTCTTCTATGTTCATTTACAATAACATCGATAAAACGCTCATCTAGAATTTTTATATTTCTACGTGTTTCATTTAATTCTAATTCGTATGTATACGCATCAACAATTCTTGAAGTTGCTATATTAGCAGCATATGTAGCGTAGTCAACAATAACAGAACGCTTAGGAAGAACTGAACCGTCAGACAGTTCTGTTAATCGTTGTATTGTCAGTTCGTAGTGGTGTGTTATTGCTTGAGCATTAGGAACACTGCCGTATTTTTGTCTAACATATTTGTTTAAATTATAATTGGTAAGTGGCCATTCAAAATACGGATCATGGATTTCATTAGTCAATAATACAACCCAATCTAATGTCTGGTCTTCGTAATACTTATCTGCAATAATATCTGGTCTATCACCATCTTTAATTTCATAATTAAAATATACTGCACCAGCTTTTTTTAATAAATCAGAAATAGCAAATCTTCTGGTTATATCGGTAACGACTAGAGTAGATGTTACTCCAGGAATTTTATAATTGATTTTTGGAAATGGTCTAAAATAGTGTGACATTATCGTCCTTACTTAGCATACGGATCTTGTAATTTTTGTTTTGTTATAATTTCTATTTCTTGAAATGATAAAGAAATAACAACTTCCATAGGTGCGGGATCTCCGCCTGATACTGGTCTAGCATATGCTGGATAATTTTGTGGTTGATAGTTTACATTAAAATCTTTTAATATACAAGGCATCAATTCAAACAAATATGAAGGATGGCTAAACTCTAACTGAAAAAATTCAGGAACAGCAAAAAAGTTATTATTTTGTCCCAATATGCCAGAGGTGATATATCCTGGAGTCATATGGTATTTGAATAAATTTACAATTGTTCTTATATGATCACTTTCATCTCTAGTCACTGGTGATAATCTAAAATTAAAAGTGTGTGTTCTAAAGTTTGTTCCCTGAAACAATACAGCTTTATGTGGATTTCTAGCAGCACCTGTAGCCATCTGTAATCCAACAGCAGCACCTGCAGCAATACCTTCACCTCCCAGCGCTTGCATAGCTCCAGAAATTAAAGCGCTCCCTATTTGTTGAGCAGGTTCTTTTTTCATTACATCTGCTGCAGCATTTTTTAATTTTTCAGCAACTTCCGAAGCACTTCCTGAACTATTAATAGATTTACCAACAGCTTCAACTGCATCGGCAGCCATTGCTCCGAATGCGCCAAGTTCTGGTTCTGCATATTGAGCATTATATCCTATGGTCAATTCCATAGGCATCGGTAATGTTATTCTCGCTTTAGCTTGTTTTTTATCGGGAGCATTTCTATTTTCTCTATTAGTTTCAAATATTCTAAAATTAATATGATGTTCCAAATACATCTCGTCAGATGGAAATTGAACATTTATTTCCTTCCCTTTTCCTTGATCTAACTTAGATAGGGGATTTTTCTTTGCTCCTGGTTTCGGACTGAAGAATTTTCCAGCAACAGCGCCAGCACCTGCTGCTAAACCATACTTGACTAGACCGCCTAATATACCCATAAAAGTTCCTATGCGTGAAGATTTATCTTCTATTTATTACGATAAATAGATATTATTATGGCGACACTAAAAGGAATATACAAACCACAATTTCCACAAAAGTATAAGGGAAATCCGACTCGCATCGTGTATAGGTCGTCCTGGGAACTTAAGATGATGAAATACTTCGATTTAAGTGGAAATGTAGTAGAATGGTCGTCAGAAGAATTGTGGATTCCGTATCGTTCTCCGATTGATGGTAAAGTGCATAGATATTTTCCAGACTTCAAAATACGAATACGTGATAAAGATGGAAATGTTTCAACTAAACTGATTGAAATAAAACCAAGAAGTCAAACAGTCCCGCCTCAACCAAAAACTCGTGGTTCAAAACCGACGAAAAGGTATTTGCAAGAAGTTGCTACATATGGAATAAATAGTAGCAAATGGAAATCTGCTGTAGATTATTGCAGTGATAGAAAATGGGAATTCCTTATCTTTACAGAGAAAGAACTTGGTTTAAAATAGATGCCTAACAGTTTTGAACAATTAGTCGCGACGTATAATCCAGTAAATGTAGAACAATCTTCGAGTTGGTTAAAAGACTTAGCAATGAAAACTACAGTCACTCCATCAAGACTACTTACTGCAGATAGAACACGTTTAACGACTATGCCTATGCTTGGTAGAATGTATCTATTTCAATATGATGCTAAGTATAAAAGCACATTACCATATTATGATAGATTTCCTTTAGTATTTCCAATCGCATCAACGAAAGTAACTGGAAAAGCAAAACAAGGTGCTGGTTTTTATGGGATCAATCTACACTATTTACCATTGAGATTACGTGCAAGATTAATGGATCAGTTGTATAAAACTGCAACTAATGATAAGATGGATGAAACTACTAAATTAAAAATTTCATATAAAATATTAGATGCTTCGTCACGATTGAGATTTTTTAGACCATGTGTGAAACAATACTTAATAGGACACATGAAATCTAAATTCTTTATGATAAACTCAAACGAATGGGGAACAGCCGTTCTCCTACCACTACAAAGATTTGTCGGAGCTTCAGCATCAACAGTCTGGCAAGAAAGCATGGCGAGGATTTAAATGGCTAATTTATTGGGAAATATTTTGGGGAGTTTCAAATCAAACCCAAGTAGCAGCGCTTCTATAGATTCAAAATTTGGTATTGATGCATTTGCAGCCGAAATAGGTAAAAATGGTATTGCACGTTCATCGTATTTTTTAGTTCAAATAACTTGCCCACAACTAAAAGATTTTACTGGATTAAATGGATTAGCACTTCGAGTAGAGCAAGTGAATATGCCTGCTAGACAGATGTTAACGATTGACCAAAATTACTATGGTCCTCCAAGAAAAATTCCATATAGATTCATTTCTCAACCTGTATCAATGACAATCATCATGAGCGAGGACATGCGCGAGCGAGAGTTTTTCATGCAATGGCAGGATTTATTTGTTGGAAGTATGCGACAAAGAGGCGGATTACCAGGCGCAGCAGTGTATGATTGCGGATATTTTAAAGAAAATGTTGGAACGATGGAAATTAAACATTATGCCGAATCACCTGCATTTCAAGGACAAGCACAAAAACCTAATAGTTTGTTAGGTGATATCAAAGACGCAGCAGAAGCATTTGGATTCAATACATCAAAAGTCACTAATCCATTTGGCATTAATTTATTTGGATTAAATGGAAAAGTGCCTAATGTTAATAATAATTACAATATAAAATTAGTAGACGCATATCCATCTCAAGTTCAAGATATTCAATTGAATTGGGGAGATGAAGGATATGCTAAACTACAAGTAGAAATGACATATACATACGTAGAAGAGCATCATCCGTTTACTGATGCTGGAACTCAAGCAGGAAAATCATTCCTAAGAAAAGGTCTTGAAGCATTTCAGAGATTCAAACCTGTGTTTTCATTAGTCAAAGGTCAAGGACTTGGTGGTGCGATTAAAGGCGCATTGTCATCTACTGGACAGGGTGAGTTGAATGCAGGAAGAGCAGTAAGAAAAATTTTACCATTTTAATTTGTGGAGGTAGTTCATGGCATTACCAAAATTAGCAACACCTAAATTTTATGCGACCATTCCCTCTTCTGGGAAAAAGATAACATATCGACCTTTTATTGTTAAGGAAGAAAAAAGTTTGTTATTGGCTTCTGAAAGTGAAGATGAAGAAACAATGATTGCAACTATTCGCGATATATTAGATTCCTGCGTGCTGGATGATGATTTTGCTTCGAATAAGATTCCGTATTTTGATTTTGAATATTTGTTTCTACACGTAAGAGCCAAATCCGTAGGTGAAAAGATTAAACTTGAATATCGTCATCGTGGAGGTGTTAATTATAACAATGAGCAGTGTGATAAGGTGACGCCAGTTGAAATTGATTTAGAAACAATTAAAATTAAAAAAGACGAATCTCATACACATAAAATTTTGATTACCGATACGCTTGGAGTTCAGATGCGTTATCCTACTATCGAAGATATGCGTGTATTGAGTAAATCTAAAGACGATTTATCTATGGTAGCAAACTGTATTGAATTTGCGTATGATGGAGAAACTATATACGAAACTGAAAGTGAAGCTGATGCTAAGGAATTTTTAGAGTCACTCAGTTCTAAGCAGTTTGAAAAGATTATGACATTTTTTAATACCATGCCTAAACTGAAACACGAGTTTACTTATACGTGTGCTGGTTGTAGGCAAATCGATAACGTAACTCTGGAAGGAATAGCTGATTTTTTTTAATAAGCCTCTCCCATAATAGTCTTAAGAATTATTACACCACAAATTTTTCGTTGATGCAGTTTCACAAATACAGCTTAACGGAAATTGAAGAAATGATTCCTTGGGAAAGAGATATCTATATCAAGTTGTTACTTGACCATCTCGAAAAGGAAAAAGAGGCAGCTAATAACCGATGAACGAACCAATTTTAACTACTAAAAATAGTCTTAGAGCAGTCGGAGTTTCGGCAGCTGTGGGTGGCGATAAAGAAATGGCTGCCGCTGTTGCTGGTTTGGCTGCTGGGATTGGTGCGGATGTATTCAGAGGTGTTAAAGGTCTTTTCAAGAAAAAAGAAAAAACAATCAGTCAGAAATTTGATGCAGTATTAAAAGAACGAAAGCAATTACTCGGCTCGCCTGTTACAGATAAAATTCAATCTATAATTTCTCCAATTAAATCTGTTATCAAAAAATTAAAAAACGGTTTCATGAAACTGCTTACGAAATTACTACAAGCAGTCAGTGCTATAATTAGTGTAATTGCTGGAGTTGTTAAATCTATTGCTAAAATGCTATTCAAACTTATTAAGTGGATGGCGCAAAAATTAATCAAAGGTATGCTCAAAGGTCTACTGAAATTATGTAGATCTGGCGGACTACGCAAAATGAAAGTAAGAATAAAACAGTTAGGAAAAAAACTTAAAAAAGTTCCCAAGGGAAAAGCTGCTGTTTTATTTGCGGCAATCGGAATAGGATTGGCTGCTGTATTTAGTAAGATTAAAGAAAAGCAATTAAAAGAAATCGACGAAATAAACAAAGAAGAACGTAGAAGTGTAGAAGATAAATTCGTTGAAAAGCAAGAAGCCGATGAGCAAGCGAAAGAAAAAGAAGCTGCTGCTCCTCCTGCTCCAGCACCTCAACCAGAGGGTGCTCCAGTTAAAACCGAACCTCCTTCAGTAGCTGCTCCTCAAGAACAACCGAAAGCAGGCACACCTACTCCAGCAGAAACAGCTGCTCCGGAAACAGCAAAACCAAGTGAAGCGGAACCTTCAACACCGCCAGTAGCACAACCAGCGCCAGGAGTTCCAGTTCCAGCACCTGCAGCACCACCACCAAAAGCAGGAACTCCTACGCC